CTGGCAACCTGCTTATGGCACAGCCGAACAGTTGGCCACCGGTGCCCGTGATCTTATTCGGGGTCGAGCTCGTGCAGCTGAAATGAACAGCGACTTAGCTGAGTCTGTAGTTACGGCGCTGATCCGTAACGTTATTGGCGTTGGAATTAAACCACAGGCGAAAGTAAGAAGCGGTAAAGGTAAGTTAAACACAAACCTTAACAACAAAATCGAAAAAGCATGGGCGAAATGGACTGAAGCTGAAAACGCGGATGTCAGAGGCCTGTCTAACTTTTACGAATTGCAGTCTATCGCACTACGACGAATGCTGTATGATGGCGAAATTCTAGTCAACAAAACCGCACAAGGCGAATACTTTCCGTTATCGATTCAATTGATTGAAGCAGAGAATATCGGAGCGGTTAGCTTACAAAATGGTAAGAATAACATCATCAACGGTGTGGAGGTTAACGAATATGGGAGACCAGTTGCGTATCACGTATATCAAAGCGATCCAATGGGGCTACGCAGTTTCGACGCATTACGGCTAACTACTAACCAGGCGTTTTTATTATTCAAGCCTACTCGAACCTCTCAACTTCGAGGTATGAGCCACCTGGCATTAGTCCTTCGCCGTATCCACGATATTGACGAATACATGGACGCAGACTTAATTGCCGCCCGCGTATCCGCATGTTATAGCGCGTTCATTACATCCCAAAACTCAGCACGTCAAACGGCGATGCTACCTAGGGATAGTAAAGGGCGCCCTAATATGACTCTAGCACCAGGTATGGTTAGACACCTTAGCCCAGGTGAGTCTATTGAATTTGCAGACCCTAAACGTAATGCAGGGACTGCAAGTGAATACTCGGCAACTCAGACACGGAGAATATCCTCCGGTCTAGGAATGAGCGCGGATATCGTAGCTCGTAATATTTCAGGTAACTTCTCAGCAGCAAGGCAAAATCTGTTAGAGGACCAAAAGACCTTCCGACAATGGCAAGAATTTGTTATCGCACATTTCTGTATGCCGATTTGGAAAGCCTTTATCGACGCATTGTACCTCGCCGGTGAACTACCATCTGACTACTTGGCGAATAAGGACAAGTACCAAGAAGTATCTTGGCTCGCACCAGGTTGGTCATGGATAGACCCAGTTAAGGAAGTGTCCGCCAATAAGGAAGCTATCAAATCCGGCCTTACAACCTTAGAGGATGTGTGCGCAGCATCTGGGCGTGATTGGGAGGAAGTTCTTGAACAACGGAAACTCGAACAAGATAGAGCCAAGGAGCTCGGGGTGTTACTTGATTATTCCAGTGAGTTGCAACCATTGATGGACCCAGATAGTGACAATAACGTCCAACAATCACAGGAAGGAGCTGATGGCTAACAATGGACGAAAACGAAAAACGTAGCATTTATGGCAACTATTGCCGTGAATCTACGATTGACCAAGTCGACTCCGACAATCGGACGGTAGAACTTTCCTTCTCCTCCGAAACGCCATATGGCCGTTGGTTCGGCGATGAAATCCTTTGCCATGATGAAGAATGTATCAATCTCGATAGATTTAACGATGGCTTAGGCACCGTGCTATTTAACCATGATCGTGATGCGGTCGTGGGGCATATCGAAAAGGTGTGGATTGAAGATAATCGAGGTAAAGCGCTAGTACGCTTTGACGATGATGAAAAATCCGACGCCATATTCAAGAAAGTCCAATCCGGTACGCTTCAAGGTGTTAGCGTTGGTTATACTATTAAACGCTATGAAGTGTTAGAAGATGATAGTACTACATCCACGAATGGCCGTTTCACAGGCCCGGCGTACGTCATCACAGATTGGGAACCTTTAGAAATCAGCATTGTATCCGTACCTGCAGACCCTACGGTCGGCGTAGGGCGCAGTGCAGATGATATTCAAATTCATACAAGTATAGACACACAGGAGGAACAAAAAGGTATGGATGAAAAAGAAAAATTGACTGAAACTCCAGAAGTGAAATCCGCTCCAGTTGAAGGCGGTATCACAAAAGAACAATTGGCAAAAGCAATGGAAGAAGAACGTAAACGTACTTCCGAAATCACGGCTATGTTCCGCGACTTCGGTGTTGAAGGCGCAGACGAAGCCATCGTATTGGGCAAATCCGTTGACGAAGCACGTGCAATGGTTATGGACCAATTACGTGCACGTAACGCAGGCGTGTCTGTTAAAATGGGCGAATCTGAATCCGATAAATTCCGTGCAGCCGCACAAGACGCAGTATTAATGGCGGCAGGGATTCGCGTAGATGAACCGGCACCAGGTGCTAACGAATTACGTGCACATTCTTTGGTTGAATTAGCACGTGAAGCATTACAACGTGAAGGCCTTCGTGCTAACTTTGGTGATAACTTGGAATTGGCTCGTGAAGCTATTAACTCCACATCCACATTCCCTGCTATCATGTCTAACTTGGCGAATAAATCCGTAATGAACGGCTTTAACGAAGCAGAAACTACTTACCAATTATGGGCAGGTAAAGGCTCTAACCGCGACTTCAAGGAAGCTACACGCGTAGCCTTGTCTGAAGCAGGTGACTTGGAACTCGTTCCAGAAGGTAGCCAATTCAAAGCTATGACATTCGGTGAAACTTCCGCACGTACTAAAGTTGCTACTTACGGCAAATTGTTCAGCTTAACTCGTCAAGCTATCATCAACGATGACCTTGGTATGTTCTCTGCAATTGCTACACGTTTCGGTTCTGCAGCTAAACGTTTGGTCAATAAAATGGTATACGCACAATTGACAGGTGACGTAGTAATGGACGATGGCGTTACATTGTTCAATAGCAAACACGGTAACGTTGCATCCACAGGTGAAGCATTATCTGTAAAAGCTATTGCTAAAGCAGTAACTGCTATGCGCCGTCAAAAGGGTATCCAAGGCACTGCTACACTTAATATCACACCTAAATACTTAATCGTTCCACCTGAACTTGAAATGGTAGCATACCAACTCATGAACTCCACTGCAGACGTGGCAGGTGTCAACTCCGGTGTGGTTAACCCATACAAAGGTCGATTCACAGTTATCGCTGATGCAGAAATCACTGACCCAGATGCATGGTACTTAGTAGCCGATGCAACTCAACACGATACTATTGAAACTACATTCTTGAACGGCGTAGAAGCTCCACGCTTAGAAACTCGTCAAGGCTTTGATGTAGATGGTATCGAATATAAGGTTGCATTGGACGTAGGTGTACGTGCACTTGACTTCCGTGGATTGTATAAAAACGCTGGTAAATAATTAGGGGGTAACGATATATGATGACACAATTCGTACAAGAAACTGACCGCATTGATATTACTGCAACTGCAGAAGTCAAAGCCGGCAACATTGTTGAAGCTGGTGCGCTTCACGGTGTGGCTATCACAGATTTAAAAGTCGGTGAAGTCGGCGCCATTAAAGTAACCGGAGTATTCAAAGTAACAGCTAATAAAACTGATACTTTTGTAGTCGGCGACGTAGTTAACTTTGATACAGACAAAGCTGTTAAAACTGGCGGTAAACCATTGGGTATCGCAGTAGCGCCTAAAACTGCTACACAAGATACTGTTACCGTTATGCTAGTACAAGCAGTCAAAGTTGGCGCATAGTAAATAGCTATATTATGAGGATAACGGGGGCCACATGCCCCCGTTAAACCTATGAGGTACAAATATGTATACATACGATGAAAACGTCCTCCTGGGGGCATTTGGTGAGAAAATCACATATGAAGGTAAGACCATCAAGGCGAGCGTGGAAATCGGTGAGTACGATGGCAAGGGTTCAGGATTCGTAACCGGATTAGCTGATAAGGCTAAGATATGGATACGAGCTAAAGATATACCACTCCCTAAGGCGAAGGATGAAATCTACATCCACGGCAAGAAGTGGTATGTGGATCATATCTCCGATAGCGATGATAGGATGCACTGCCTAGAAATCGTGGCCAACGTAAGGACGGTGAGACCATGAGTAATGAGCCTATCACCATTAATGACGGCGCTACGCCGTACCTTGAATATATCGCTAAGACAAAACCAGATTGGATGCGTAAGGCGATGAAGTCGATGGGATTCATGATGTCCAAGGCTATCAAGGAAGGCATTAAGTCCGGAGCGCCCGGAGGTAAGAAATATGCTAGTTTCATGCCACCGGCTATGCGGGCACAACTCGAAGCAGCATTCGGCGCCAAAGTTCGAAGAGCTTATCGGAAAGGCGGAAAAGCTGACCGAGAGGGATGGACACATAAGTCTCGTGATGAGCTCCTCGCGAGTGGCGTAAAAGCCGGTACCATTGGATATACTCCACTCGGCAAGATGTACCGAGCGGTAGGGTATCAGTACGACGCAAAGTCTGAATCGGTCAAGGTTGGGTGGTTATCAAATTCTGCTAAGAAATTAGGGGAGCAGATAGAAAAGGGTTACACCAAGGAAATAACAGAGAACATGCGTAAGAAATTATTCGCGCATGGGTTCCAGTTAGCCAAGGGGAAAACCACTTTCACCATCAAACCTCGTGAAACGTTCGGGCCAATGCGTAATGCACTTCAGCCTAAACTCGTACCATTCCTTGAAAAGAAAATCGGTGAGTACGCACTCGGTAATACCTCATGGGGCTCTAGTAATCGAGTATACAAAGTGAGGTAGCTATGCAGACAATTCCACTCGCAGTGATTGCGAATCGTTGGGTTGAGGCTATCAAAGACAATGATCATATCAATGAGTTCTGTAAGGCGAAGTATGGTAAGGACCTGTCCATATACGTAGGGTATGACGACGCCGGTGCTCCCCTTGAGGAGGACTGTCCATGTGTTATTGTCCTTATGGATAGTAAGTCCGAAGGGCTCGCTGATTCCTATTCGTATACTCTCCAACTCGTATGGGGTGTATATCGGAAGGAAGCGGAGCGTAATGGCCGTGTCATTACATATACCGGCGCATTTGAAACCGATGAACTTGGTCAGCTACTCATTGAATGTATTATGGCCGTCAACCCTAATTATCCAGTCATTAACATTGACTATGAAACGGATAATGTATCGTGGCGCCCTGTGTATCCAGGTAAGGCCACATTCACAATAGAAATACCGCACGTAATCGGCGGTCACGTTGAATATTAATAGGAGGATAACATGGCAGTAGCTAAACGTGCGCAAGGCGCACAATCCAAATTAACAATGGCTTTTGAAACTGACTTTGGCGTTACACCGTCCACCGGTGGCGTGGTTATGCCAATCATTAGTTCCTCTTTAAAAGCAAGTCAAAATCTAAATGATTCTAATGTAATTCGTGGTACACGTAATCCAGCTGCACCTAGCCGAGGTAACATCGACGCATCCGGTAGTATTACACCTCCAGTCGATGTAATCGGTTTCGGCTATTGGTTGAAATTAGCCTTCGGCGCACCAACTTCTACAGCAGGTGCAGGCTCTGCACATAAGCATGTGTTCAAAATTGGTCCGGATATGCCGTCCGCTACATTCGAACAAGGCTATAAGGATATCAGTACGTACCAACAATTTAGTGGTGTTCGTATGAACAAAATGGCGCTTAACTTTGGCGGTGACTCCGAGTTAACAGCCACTATCGATGTGATGGGCTGTAAGGAAACAATGGCGGCAGTGCCATTCGATACAGCACCTACTCAAATTGCATTTACGCCGTTTGAAAATTTAGAAGCCACAATCAAAGAAGGCGGTGTGACAGTCGCTAACGTATTGTCCTTAAGCCTTAACATTGACTTTGGCCTTGATGGTGATTCTTACGCCATTGGCGGTAAGGGCTTCCGTACTTATATCGATAC